CCGCCACAATCGGCGGCATCGGTGCGGCGTGGGCTGGTATGAGGTTCGCACCGCAGATTCTTCAAGTCGTCAGCGGGGTCACAAAGGACGTGAGCGGGGCCACCACCGGCGGCGGGAAGATTTTCAACGGCATCCGCACCATTGCCAGCGGCATGAGCTACGGCGCACAGATGGCGGGCATCCAGTCTCCGTCCATCGGCCCGCAGCCGCAAAACTCGTTCCTGAAAAATATTGCGACTAAGGCGAACGGTGCGGGTGTTGGCCTGTGGGCTACACTGAAAAACTTTACCGGCCTGACAAAGAACGATGGAAAAACAAAAATCGACTTTGTTCGAGACGTTATGGGCGCATCGGAACGCGGGCAGACCATCCGGCAGAGCTTCCCGGCTCTGAACCGAATTGCGGTTGCCGCAGGTGATGTGGGGAAAACCCGGATCGGAACGGCGGTTACAAATCTTCCCGGAACCATTGCGAAGCAGGGCGTTGGCTTCCTGAACAGCCTGAACATCGCTCCCGGATCGAAGTTTAACAGCGTGATCTCTAGCATGGCGGCAAGCACCGCTATGACGAAAGGTAATGCGTCGCTATCGGCACTCGGAAGCGTTTTTGCGCAGACGGGAGCCGGAAAGAAGCTGTCCGGGATGGCGGCGAATGTTGGTACATTCCTGTCCGACATTCCCGGCGGGATCAAAGGCGGCATTGCAAAGGGTGGCGTGAATTTCCTGAACGGATTGAACATTGCCCCCGGTTCTAAGCTGAACAGTGTGATCTCTAGCATGGCGGCAAGCACCGCCACGAAGAGCGGCGGCGAAGCGTGGACGCAGATCAAGGGCATTGCGGGTCAGACGAAAGTTGGCAAGGCTGTGTCCGGCGTGGCGGACTTCGGCGGCAAAGCGTTCGGGCTGGGTAAAGCTGTGGCATCGCCCGTCCTGAAAGGCGGTTTCAACATCTTCGCTGGCCTTATGTCCACATTCGGCCCGGTGATTGCCGGTCTGGGCGGAGTGATTGCGGTGGTCAGTCTGCTGGGAGATCACTTTGAGGATATTCGCAAGATTATCGGACAGGTGTTTGGCGAAAAGGGACTGACGCTCTTTGATGGATTCACCGGGAAAGTGCAGGGCATCGCGGGGAACATCCACGATACCTTGAGCAATGCTTTCTCACTGGAAAACCTGCAAAACATCCAGCAAGGGTTAAGCGGAAAGAGCATCCTCGGAATTGACGATCTAGGGACTACGTTCGGTGCAGTGATCCCAATCATCGAATCGGTAAAGGGCTTGATCGGTCAGATCGTAGACCTCGGCGTGAACCACATTAAGCCGCTGTTGGCAGATGTGTTGAGCTTCGCGGTAAACGATTTGTTCCCGGCGGTGTCGCCGCTGATAAGCATGATTATCAGTCTGGTCGGCACGACACTGATAAATGCGATCAAGCTGGTGGTCGATGTAATCCACGGCCTACTGCCGGTGATCGAGCCTGTGATTCAGTCTATCGTTGGGCTGATAAAGGGCATCGTATCGGTGACGATTACGGTCGTCAACGGTATCATTCGCGCCCTGAATAGTTTCTCGTTCACGGTTCCACAGTGGCTTGAAAATGTCCCGGTGGCGAAGAACTTCGCTGGTAAGACATTCGGCTTCAACCTGTCGGAAGTGGCAATGCCCGCTTTCGCAAACGGCGGCTTTACCCGCGGGGTGAGTATCGCCGGTGAAGCTGGCACAGAAGCCGTCATTTCTTTCAAGCCCAGTGTCCATGACAGCAACGTGGAAAACTGGGTGCGGGCTGGCCGTATGTTGGGCGTGTCCGGTGAGGATGCGACCCGCGCAGCCGGTGTGCAGAACGTCCAGTATTTTGCGAACGGCGGTTTCACCGACGGAAGCAAGGAAAAGCTGGACAAGTTGATCGACTTCTCCAACGCATACGGAGAATATGCACTCCGTTCCAACGGCATCAAGTCCACCGGTGATGTGGTGTCGATGATGTGGACGGTGGCAAACAACGCCATGTCCGGGGACGGCTCCTTGGAGCTGGTGGCGACCAGCATCGCCGCCGACGTTGCTCCCATCATCCTGAACAAGTATCTGGGAAGTGACAGCACGATAACAAAGGCCGTGACCGAAGCGGCCAAGACCTACAACGGCGGCACGGTGCTGTCGAGCTGGGAAAACGGTGTTCTGACCGACACCGGAACACCGCTCTATATGCTGTCGCAGCAGGATGCGGCACAGCCGCCCGCCACGGAAGCACCCGATGTTCCGGCTGAAACGTACCAGACCGCGAAAGAATCTGCGGAGAACAGCGCAAGTGCAACGGGCAACGAGAAGTTGGACAACCTGATCGACTTCTCCAAAGCCTATGCCGACTACGCTCTGCGCTCCAACGGCATCCGCACGGCGGGGGACGCAGCATCTATGCTGTGGACGGTCGCCAACAACTCGCTGGCCGGTGACGGCTCTCTGGCTCTGGCAGCTACCAGCATTGCCGCTGATGTTGCCCCGCTGGTACTGAACAAGTATTTTGGCGGAAACAGCACGATCACCTCTATGTTGACCGAAGCGGCCAAGACCTATAATGGCGGCACGGTGCTGTCGAGCTGGGAAAACGGTGTTCTGACCGACACCGGAACACCGCTCTATATGCTGCCGCAGAGGGACACCGAGAAAACCCTGCCGGATATGCCGTCAAGTGCCTACCGCGCCGCGGGCGGCGGTGACGGCGGAAGTTCCAGCAGCATCAAGGATTCCCAGTTTGTCTTTTCGCCGCACATCACTGTCGGCAGCGGGACAAACATGGAAGAGCTTGAACGTGAAATGCGGAAGCTGTTTGAAGAGTTCAAACAGGAAATGCGTGAAGAAGAGCGTGAACAGGGCCGTGTCAAATATGCTTCGTAAGGGGGTGGCCTGATGGCGTACACGACAAAGAGCGGCGACACTTGGGACGGCATTGCGAAATCCGTCTACGGTGACGAGCTGAAAGCCGATGTGCTGATGGCCGCAAACCGGGAGTACATCGAGATTTACAGATTCGATTCCGGCGTTGAGCTGGTCACGCCGGACATTGAAGAAGAGGTGGCGGCAAACGATAACCTGCCGCCGTGGAAAAGGTAGGTGGTGATATATATGATTGCGATTCAGCCCAGAAAAACGATCCTGAAATTGGAGTACAACGACACCGATATTTCCGGGGACATTTCCGGGGATGTGGAAAGCTTCACCTATAACGACCGGGGAGCAGATTCGAGCGACAGCATTTCCATAAAGGTAAACGCGGTGAATGATAAGTGGATCAACTCGTGGTTGCCGGATAAGGAAGCTGTGCTACACCCGACACTCTGCACGAAAAACTGGATCGTGCAGGGCGACAGCACCCCGCTTGACTGCGGGACGCTGGTGGTGGACGATCTCAGCTATTCCGCTGGGCCGTGTGTGCTGACCATCGGCGCGGTGGCCCGTCCGAACGGAACGAGCTTTCACGAAAAAAACCAAGAGTGCGTCTGGAAAAAGACCTCCATCAAGCGCATCGCTCAGACCATTGCCGACCGGTACGGGCTGGGGTGCAGCATGGATGCCGAGGACGTGGACATTGCGTTGAAAGAGCAGGACGACACGGATAGTTCGTTCCTGCAAAAACTTTGCAGCACCTATGGCCTGATCCTCAAAACCTACCGGAGCAAAATCTGGATTTTTGATCGTGAGCAGTACAAGAAAAAGGATGCAGTAGCAACCTTTACCCCGGCGGACATTGTGCCTAACTCTTTGAGCTGGAACACAACGCTTTCCGGGACGTACACCGGCGGAGAGTTCACCTACTCGAACCAAAAAAAGAAAGTCAACATCAAGGTCACAATCGGTACTGCCGACAGGATGCTGAAACTGAACCAGTATGCGTCCAGCGAAGCGGACGCAAAAAGGCAGCTTCAAGCGGCCATCGACAACAAGAACCATTCGGCCACGACCATTTCTTTTTCGACGATGGGAAACCTGAGTCTGTGTTCGACCATGTGCATCAATATAAAGGGACTAGGGAAACTGAACGGGAAGTATTACATGGACACCGTGAGCCACACGCTGAACAAATCTTCCGGTCTGGTGACGAAAGTTTCTGCAAGCAGAGTGGGAGGGTAACAGCATGAGCAGCGTTATCCGAATTGGCTCTGTGTCCAAGGTGAACTACGAGGACGGAACCATTGAGGTTACATACGAGGATCGCGCCGATTCGGTCACGGATGAAATCTGCATGGTTTCCAATGCCATGTACCGGATGCCGGTCGTAGGCAAGCTGGTCTGCGTCCTCCACAACTCCGACAGTCAGGAAATGGGAACGTGCATCGGCACGATCTGGAATGAGGACAACAAGCCCGTCGAGGGCAAGAAAGGCCGCTACCGGCACGACTACAACGACGAGCAGGGAAAAGCATTTGAGCAGTACGACGGCGACACCGGCGACTACACGGAAACCATCGACGGCAATGTGAAAGAAACCGTTGGGAAGAACGTGGAGTACACCGTCAAGGGTGACATGACTTTCAAAGTGGGAAGTTCCACCGTAAAGGTGTGTCAGAACGGAACGGTTGAGATCAAGGGCGTTACGCTGAACTTCAACGGAACGACGGTGAACATCAAGGGATCGACCGTGAATATCTCTGGTGGCTCCGGCGATTGCAAGATCAACGGCATTTCTCTGGTAAACCACAAGCACACTCATTCTGGTGCGGCCACGGCTGGCCCGTATGTTGTTGCTGGCGAAACCGGAACTCCGACACCGTAAGGGGGTGATCCTATGGCATGGGGAAGCATTGGATGCTATGCGGGACTGATATTTACGGTATCAAGTTGGCGCGTCTTGACACCTGACAATATCACCGGGAGTACATCAAGCAACTGGGCCACGCACAGTGTAATCGGCGGCAAAGACAAGAGCGAGTACACGGGGCCGGGTTTGAAGTCGTACCAGTTTGAAATCCAGTTGGTTTCAAAGCTGGGCGTGAACCCGCGCAAAATCTTTGACGCACTCATGAAGCACTGTGAAGCTGGAACGATTGACTACTTCATCCTGAACAACAAACCTATGTCGCAGAATCCGTTCAAGTTGACAAAGGTGACGACGGGATGGGGTGCGGTGCATCGTTTCTGGGGACTGAAAGACGGTAAGGTTACTTTGACGTTGGAGGAATACGCACCGTGAGCGACGATATGGAAACTATGACGCTTGGCGGCTTCGACGTTGAGATTGAGCCGTCTGGCAAAACCGAAGAACTGGATATTTACAACTGTCTGCTGACACTCTATGGCAGCAAAGAGGGAGAACAAGCCCTTGACCGGGAGTTTGGCTTGAACATGGAATGTTTGAGTTTGCCCGCCGAAGCTGCACAGGCGATGCTCACGGCAGAGATCATTCGCAAAACAAAGAAGTACGAGCCGCGGGCGGAAGTGCTGGAAGTGGAGTATGAAACGAGCCACAGCCAGCAAGGACGCATCCGGCCAAAGGTGGTGGTGCAGATTGTCTAACATTGCTGAGTTTGCCGATATACCAGAGTACAGCGTTACCGGAAACCTTACGTTGCAGGATGTAAGCAATCTGGTGACGGAAATCTATACCCGGAACTATAAGGCCGTGAACGGTACGGCCCCGCCCCTGAACAAAGCAGACCCGATTATGCTTACCCTGAAAAGCATGACGGAGCTGTACTACATGATGATTCAGATCGCGGAGAAGCGCACCCGCTGTGCGCTGCTGAAAACAGCGACCGGCGCAGAGCTGGACAACATGGGCTTGCCGTTTGGCGTGAAGCGCACCCCGGCAACCTATGCAACGGTGACGGTTCGCTTTACGCTGTCTGCCGTTCAGAAAACCGTTGCCATGATCCCGCAAGGAACCCGCGTCAGAACTGCCGCGGGTGTTTATTTTGCCACAATGGACTATGCACAGATCGACATTGGCAAGACCTATGTGGATGTGCTGGCACAGGCCGAAGTGGTAGGCGCGGGCGGCAACGACATTCCGCCCGGTGTTGTTGATACACTGGTTGATGCCATTCCGTATGTGGCGGCGGTGGAGAACACCGACACCAGCAGCGGCGGCGCAGACGTGGAGAGCGACGACAGCCTGACCCGTAGAATCTGGCTTTCTCCCACGACATACTCCTGCGCTGGCCCAAAGGACGCTTACGAGTTCTGGGCTATGTCGTTTCGGTCGGACGTAGAGAGCGCAATCGCTGTCAGCCCGCGGGACGTGGCCTGCACGGTGTACATTTTCTTCATGCTGACCGGCGGCAAGATGCCGAGCGAAAAGGATATGAGCGAAATGCAAACGTATCTGATGAACGAAGCCCGCCGCCCTATGACAGACCGCGTAATCTGCAAAGCACCGGAAGAGGTGGAATATTCCATCGACTTCACCTATTACATCGGCTCTGGAAATTCCAAAGGCGCAAGCATCGTTCAGGAGAGCGTGGCAAAAGCGGTGGAGGAATTTCAGGAGTGGCAGCGTTCCATTGGTCGGGACATTAACCCGATGGAGCTGATCGCCCGCCTGCGGGCCGCTGGCGTGAAGCGAGTGGAGCTGCGCCAGCCGGTCGATAAGGTGATCGAGAACGGCATGGATTCGGGAAAAGCCGTTGTGCAGATTCCGAAACTGAGCGGAACGCCGACGATCATCTACGGAGGTATCGAGGATGATTAACCTGCGGGACGCAAGGATCACGGACGGCCTGCCGCGGATTGTTGCAGAACAGCCGTGGGCGCAAGTCCTGTCCGCCGTCTACGGAGAATTGCAAGACCGGATGTTTGAATATCTCGACACGGGCATGACGTTCTCCGAAGTGGACACCTGCGACGAGGGTGTGCTGGATCAGATGGCCGTTTACCTCAAAATCGAGTGGTACGACTCCACCGCCGACGTGGAAACGAAGCGGAGAATCGTCCGAACGGCGATTGAGATTCAGCGGTACGCCGGTACGGTCAAGGCCGTCCGGGAACAGGCAAGTGCCGTGTACCCTGATTCCGAGGTAGAAGAGTGGTTCGACTACGGCGGCACTCCGGGCTTCTGGCGGCTGAACGTCAACATTACGGAAGCGGCGGCGCAGTATCACACCATCCGGGAAATGGAGGACTTGCTGGGCTACACCAAACGCCTGTCTGCTCACCTTGAACAGATCAGCTACATGGTGCGGCACAGCATCGGCGTTGGCGTGACGGTGGAGTGCATGGCTTACAAAGTGCCGGAGTGCGGTATTCCGTACTGCGGGACATACTGGAAGCCCGCCCAACTGGGCTACTCGACCGGCGCAGAGCTGGACGCAGCGGCGAACACCGGAGTGTTCCTTGCGTTCCCGAAAATCACCGGCACAATCCCGGAGGTGGCGACGAAAGGTTGGAGCGCAGGACAAGAGCTGCAAACCACCCCGGCGGTGGATGGCTACTCCATCACCCCGGCGGAAACCGGTAGCGGCGTGACCGGCGACCTGCCCGTTACCAGCACAAAGGGCTATACCGCCAATATGCCGCTTTACTCTGAAACCAGAGTGGAAGCATTCACCGGAAGTCCGGGAGAAGCGGGCGATTCGACCACCGGCACGAAGCCGAGCGCGGCAACGCTGGGAACCAGCGCAGCGGCCACGGCGGGCGGTCAGGTGAAAGTCGAAGCGTTCAAGATCACGCCGCGTGTCTGCGGCAAGACCTACCTGTAACAAGCTGCAACAGCCCGCAAGGGCTTTTTCTTTTGCAGAGAAAGGAGAAAGAGGATGGCTTTTTTTACGGATAATTTTCTGAATAACCGCCGCGCTGAACTGCTGCGGGCGGTCACTCGCTTCCAGTACCAGCTCAACAAGAGCACTTGGGTTGACGGCGAGATCAACAGCAAGGAGATTGCCGGGACTGCCGTGGTGGTCTATGTCAATGCACCGAGTTCCGGTGCAAAGGACACGATCACCGGTGTGCGCGTCTACGACAACAACGGTGTGCTGGCCGGGAGCCAGAGCGTGAGCCTGTCCCGCGACAGCATCAACGCCGGTCTGCTGCGGTTTACGTTCCCGCTGATCGAGGTCGAACCCGAAGTGATGCGGCTGGCAGAAGCAAACGCAGAACTGGAAAAGACTTTCTGAGCAAGGAGGGATAGAAGAAAATGCTGATGTTTAAGAGAACCTTTTGGCGCAACCATGTTGAGGATCAGGACGGCAAGGTTATCCAGCAGGGTACATTGCTGGAACAGGATCAGTTCAACCGTATGGAGGTTGGTATCTCTGATTCCAACATGGCGGCGAACATCATCCACATTATGCTGCTCTGGTTCGGTCGCCGTCTGGGTGTGCTGGAAACGTCCAGCAACAGCCATGACACCGACATTGCCAGCATCAAGACCCTGAACGGCCAGCAGGACACCCGGCTGGCCGCACTGGAAAAGACCACCGGCAGTCACACTACGGACATTGCCAGCATGAAGAACACCGACACGCAGCAGAACAGCCGCTTGTCTGCGCTGGAACCGGAGGTGGCGGCAGAAGTCAAAGAGGTGACGCTGAAAAACGGCAGCAAGTGGCCGTTCGGGATCAACGAGGTCAGCGTGGGACTGGCAAAGACCCGAAAGAATGCCAACTATGGCGTGGACGTGTACGTTAAGAGCTACACCGGCGGGCGGCTGGGGGACATTACCGTGTCCGGTAAGCTGACCAACGGTTTCAAGCTGAAACATGACGGCTCTGCTCAGACCGTCGTGGTCGTTGTGAGAGTAACGGGAGGTATGAACTGATGAAAGTTATCGAACTGAACGAGGGCCGCAAGGTTGAGTACGAGCTGCGCGGCACGAAGCTGGACTTCGCAGACGGCACTCTGACCATGAACCTTGCCAAGTACCAGCGTGACTACCCTGTGACCAAGACCATCACCGGCGATGCCGAGGGCAATTTGCTGATCGACGGCAGCGAGAGCCGCTTCTATGTCGCAGAGGTTGAAATCCCCGCAATCGAGTATGAGGACGTGGAGGTTGAGGGCGAAGCCGAAAACGTCACCATGGTCGAAGCTGTGGAGGGTGAAACCGAAGCAACAGAGGACACCACGGCGGAAGATACCGCCCACAAGACCCACATCGAGCGTAAGGCCAAGCCGCTGAACACCGACGACGTGACCCTGCGCCTGTGGTCTATCGAAGATTTTGACATTCTGTAAGGGAGGAAAAGACTATGGCAACTAACTTTGATGCTACCCGCCTTGCGGTGCAGACTGCATTCCCCACCAATGACCTGCTCTTTGACGACAAGGAAATGCCGTCCATCCATGTATTTATCCCGAAGTTCCGCCTGTGCGATGTGCTGTCCACCCAGAGCACCGAAACTCACCCGGCGTTCATCGTGAACGGCAAGGAGATTGACGGCTTCTGGTTTGGCAAGTATCAGAGCACCTGCACCGACACTGGCCGCGCATACAGCCTGCCCGCAGAAGATCCCACCGTGTCCCATCCGCTTGACTGGTTTGTGACCCAGACCAACGCCAAGGGCGCGGGCTGGCACGAGATCAGCAATGCAGAGTGGGCGGCGGTCGCGCTGTGGTGTCACAAGCACGGCTGTGAGCCGAAAGGCAACAACAACTACGGCAAGGATAGCTCCGAAACCTACTACGAAGCAATTCCTGTCCCCGGTGTGCAGGACAACGGCAAGACCGCCCGCGTCCGTACCGGCACTGGCCCGCTGACGTGGAGCCACAACGGGCGCATGGACGGCATCTGGGACATGAACGGTAATATTTGGGAGTGGTGCATCGGTCTGCGTCTGGTCAAGGGCGAGTTGCAGATCATCCCCAACAACAACGCCGCCGACAACAGCGTGAGCAACAGTGCATCCAGCAGCGCATGGCGGGCAATCAAGGCCAGTGACGGCTCTCTGGTTGCACCGGACGGCAACGGCACGACTACCGGAACCATCAAGCTGAACTACACCGGCGGTCACTGGGAGTGGGACACTACAATCAGCGATTCCAAGGACGAGAGCCGTGGTGCGCTGTTCAAGAATACTACTGCTGCATCCAGCGTGGGCGATGCCGCAAAGCTGATCCTTATGTCCCTTGCCCTGATGCCGGACACCGGCCTGACTGGTGAGGGCATTGATGCAAACTACGGCAACGACAACTTCTGGGCGAACAATGCCGCTGACGAGCGGTGTCCGTTCCGCGGCGGCAGCTGGGGCGATGGCGAGAGTGCCGGTGTGTTCAGCTTGAACCTCGGCGGTCCGCGCTCTAATTCGTGGGCGGGCAGCG